TCTGTTCTATATTGTCCTTCAATATCTACATACGAACCATAAAATCCACTACTAATATAGTTATCAACCCCATCCTCGTTATTCACGGGGACAGGGGAAACTACAGATTTGGATTTCTTTTCTGCATCATCAATAGAAAAACCAAAAAGTTTTGCCATATTATAAACTAACTTAGACTATTATTCTATTATTTAGGAGATATCTTCACCACCTGCCTGAGCAGATGTTCCTCTAAATGCTTCCCAATAATGAACTTGCATTTCTACAGTAAACTCCTGAATGGTATCAGTTGTCTCATAACTCAAATCAATCGTAGAAAGATTAGTCGGGAAAATATCCCAGAACTTATAAGTTCTGAGAATAGAACCGTCACGATCAAGTTGTTTAACAATAGCATCTTTTTGATATAATGCTGGATTTGCAATTCCAGTTCCATCACTCATTTTGTTAATAATATTCATCCATTTTTCAAAAGCAGAACGAATGGAGAAATCGACATCATTCATAACCGTGATTGTCCAGGTTTCGAATGTTCTATCTCCAGCAATTTTAAGGATACGACCTCTAAAGGGAATATCGATGTTTGCAATTGTAGAGGCAGGCAGTGCTGCTGCCTTTACAAGAAATCTTGCTTTTTCTAAAACTTCAGTTTCATTATTTGGTTTAGCAGCATCTGGAAATGCTAATTCAACTTCAAATAAGTTTGGTCTTGCACCACCACCGGTCAGTTTACTTTTAAAATCACTGATCGTTCTTAATGGTGCGGTATTTCGTTGTTGGCGACTAGGCATTTTTTTCTTTTAACCTCTAAATTAAACGTTACCGATTACTTCATTAAATGAAACACCAGATCTGGTGGCAACAAATGTAAGACCAATGAAGTTAATTGATCTCGCAGGTTTGATGAAGATATCTGCCACAAACTCATTATTATCTATAATAGCGGCAGTGTTATTCGTTTCATCACAAATAACAACATAATCTTGAATTCCTCGTTTTGCCTGAACATCACGTAAGAATGGTTCAACAATATTCACAAAATTAGTTCTTGTAATCTCATCGTTGAACTCGAAGAGTTGGTCTCTTGCGGCAGCAGAAATTGCATCCTCAAGAAAGATAAACAATCGACGAACGTTAATACGGTCAAATGCAGATGATCTCGCAATTCCAGTCTTATCACCAAAGAGTGTGACTCCACCACCAGGAGAAACAATGACTGGATTAATTCTTGCACTATATAATTGATCTCTTTGTGCTTGAGAAGGATTATATGTGAGTTTGACCGCATTTAATACTGAACCTCTCGAAGTTCCTGCTGGTGAGAACCAAGGGAAGTTATCAATATCGTTGCGAGCACAAATACCGGCAATGTCACCATTTAGTGGAACATAACGGAATGTATTTGAGAATCTATCATACATGTACTTGTAACCACTATCAAATACTGCATAAGTAGATGAAGTGATTGGTGAATAATAATCTAATACATTATTAGTAATAGTTTCATCATCATTAACCGTTACAGTTCCGACAGATGTGTCAGTAATGAATGCCTTTCTATATGGTGAGATGAATGCAAGAGAATCTTTTCTCACATCAGCAACTGCAATCAGTTTATTTGCGAGTGCTTGTGCAGATTCTTTTTCATAATTTGCAGATCCCATTATGAGGAAATCTACTTTATAATTTTCAGTATTTTCGAATAAAGAATATCCGGTAACTAATTTGTCAAGTTCAGGACTAAGTGCTCCTGTAGCTGAGATGTCACTTCCTCCATCATAATCTTTACCTCCGGCAAGAATTTCATTCTTATTTCCAGAAGCAGAGAATAATACTCCTTCTGCTGCCTGATCCCAAGAAGTTCCTGTGGCAAGGGTGAACCCAGAAGAATATCCAATTGTAGTAATTCCCGATGGTTCATCTCCACCAAAGATATATGTTGAATTAGTTTTCAGATAATTTCTCCAATAAGATGGTGATCCAGAAGAATATTCTGCATCACTTGCCTTGGATAAACCTGTGTGCTTCTCAAGAATAGTTCCGGTATTGCCGGTAATTTTACCTTCACCATCAATTATAACAACATGAACTTCATCAAATCTTGCTCCCCTCGCAGCAGCATATTCTGTTGTTGTTGGACGATCAGACAGTGTATTCCAAGATTGAGTTGTTGTGACGTTCGATCCACCAATTGTAGATGTGGATATTTGTACGGTTTGTTGTGAGAACCAATCTTGTCTTCCAGTATATGAAGTCGAACCATATGATGCAGATGCACCAGTGGTATGAATAGCAACGGCGCCAGTATTAGTGAATGCGAAAGTTCCTCTTTCTTGATAATCTCTTGGTGTTTCCGTTGCTCCATCAACTTGAGAAAGAACTTTTACACCAATCTGACCAACACCAACCTCAGTAACTATACCTTTTAAATATCCTGTAAGTGCTGTGGTTGTTCCTGCTCCAATTGAAGTTCTCCCAATTAAACTTTGAGTAACTCCCATTCCAACAGTAATGTTTGAAGCAGTACCATTAACGGCAGTAGTAGTCACACCTGTAAGAATTTGATCTGCCTTACCATCAATAATAGCAACTCTAATTCCATTTGCCCAGGATCCAGGATTCTTGGCAATTACTGTTCTATCTGGTACAACATTTTCATCATACTGAAGTTGGTCATAATTTTCAATACTTTTAATTTTGATAGCACCAGTGCCGACAAAAGCATTTGACAAGTTAGCATCATCTGCTCTTACAATTCTCATTGGAGCACCATATGCCATGTATGATGAAGCAACAAGCCAATGCTCGTAATGCTTATCGTTAGAATATGGTTTACCGAAATTATCTAATAAATCTTTTTCTGATGAAATAACCGTTGGAAGATCTACCGGACCTTGTGCAAAAGGTGCAACAAGACCACCTATTTTTTCGGAAGATGCATCAACTCTTCCTACTGTAAGGTCAACCTCCCTTACCCTTATACCCGGAGATGCTAAATTTACTGGCATCTTGTGTGTTCCTCTCATCCAATTTACCTAAAAATATTTAGGAAAAGGGGTATTTCTAATGGGGAAACGATGCGTGAATACTTACCAGTCAGGATATTCCCATCTCAAATTACTCTTTCTACCTCTACTTACTCTTTTAACTGTACATTCTTTACATTCATAAGAATATGATGATGCTAATGTTTTTCTATCTTTTCGAGTCAAATAAAAATCATCTATTAAACTTTTAACTTCTCCACAAACTCTACATTTACGATCAAAAAACAATAAGTGTTCGAGTTCTATTTCATCATCGATGGACATTACCTGTAATCCCACATATATGAACGATCGCCGTATTCATCCGCATACCATCTGTCTCCAGAATCATCTACAAAAGTTGTTTCTCCATTAATTCCATCTTCGATAAAACCAAATGGAGCCATGTCTTGATCAATTTGATTTTTTTGCTCTTCATATATTCTCTTTCTTACATCATTCTCTGTCATCTCCTTAAAATATTCTTGTGCTACTAACCAGGAAAATATTACAAGACACATTGCCAAGTCATCATTACATCCTTCTTCTGCTTCAAAAGAGTTTCCTTTTTGCGAAAATGTAGTTAGTTCTGATATAATTTCATAATCAGATGCAAGTAATTTATCATCTTCTACAAGAGTTTTAAGATTTGAACATCCCAATTTTTTAACTGCCGAAGTTGTGCGAACTCCAAGTTGAGTTTTTTTGCCAGAGAACCCTGTTCCCACTATCTGTCCATTTCTACCTCTCATAGTTGCCATTAAAATATTTTCATATTCTAAATCATATTGAAGAATACTAGCAACTTGATCACCAATATCATTAACCTCTATCAATAACCAGGATTGATTATAACCTTTTGCTACATCAAATATAATATTGGGAAATAGCATCGGTTTGATTTCATTATTCCTATACTTTGCAACTACCTTGTAAGGAAACTCTGTGATATCAAAAACGATAAATGCTGAATAATCATTACCAAGACCACGGGCAACATCAACTGTAATTAGATAGTTATGATCCTCAATAGGATTTTCATAGACATCTAATCCAGCATTTCTTTGTATCGGGTCTTCATATACTAAAGTTTTGAGTTTTGATGGATTAATTAATGTATTAACAGAACCTAAAAATTCACACTCAAACTCAACACGGAACTGCTCTTCTGATGTGTTTGCAATTGTTTGTTCTTTCCAAACAACATCTCTACCAGGAACTTCTGACCAGTGAACCTCTGTAGGGATATATTCGTTTTTATTTCTTTCTGCATCGTGCCACATACGATAGAAGTGATTCATACCGTGTGGGGTAGATACAATAATTACCTTTGTGCTTTTGCCAGAAGTAATAGTAGGATAAACAGATGCAAAGAATGAGTCGGCAACGTGATTAGGGACGAATGCGAATTCATCGAGAAATAAGATATTGAAAGACATGCCTCGGACAGCACTCGCAGATGTAGATGATGCCAATATCTTACTGCCATTTTCGAGTTCTATATTTCCTTTATTCCATACTAGAATACCTTGCTGCATCCATTTTGGTAAGTTTTCATATGCAGTCGATAATCTTGCTAACAATTCTCTAGCAGTAGATGCTTTATTTGCCAGAATGCCAATGTTTACACTGTCATTAAAAAGTGCATAATGTAATAGATATGATACCACAGTAGTAGACTTACCAGTCTGTCGTGGCATCTTGCAGATATTAAATCTGTTATTATGAAAATTATGAATTAGTTTCTCTTGAAAATGATATGGATGAAACTGTGTTAAACCTTCGTCAAGAGAAACAATTTTAATATAGTTGTTTGCAAAATAAACTGGATCTTGTTTACATTTGAGGAACTCAATAATTTGTTCTTCTGTAAACTCAATCGCAGTATTTGCTTTCTTTAATAATGGATTGCCAAGATATACATCACTCATAATTTAATTACAACAATATAAAATATTTATCTTGCCATATCATTTATCGACTCAGTACCACTAGAAACTATATTTGCAATTTGTCTAGTCTTGCTCATGAGATGTTTTTAACTATTTAGAAATTAATATCCATTTCAAAAATTTTATCAGATCCTGCACCTAAGAAATGGAGTTTGTATCCATCGGGTGTATTAACAACACGAACCTCAGTAGGATCTGCTTCAAATGATGATGTATCTATTGCTGCTACAAATGTCAATGTGCTAGTAACATCAAAGGGAGTTGAGAGTGTAAAATGTCCAATTGTATCAGTAGAATTTCCACAAGTAAATATACCTTTTCCATCAGGAGTAAAGTCAAAACCTCTTAATGATGGATCTGATGAAGTAAGAGATGATGATACCCCATCATAAACCATCGCAGTTGAACCTCTACCCAAAACATATGGTACGGCAAGACTCCACTGATATATCTTATCATCAGTTCCATCCAAAACATAACACTTTGTTCCATCAGAATTAAACCTAAATGATACTGGAAAGTCGCTGCTACGAGTTACCAAATCTATACAACCATCAGAAAAACTTGATAACTCGTATGGAGTTGTTAACGGAATTGATACTGCTTTATCATATGAGGAAGAAAATCTATCCAGAAATGTAATTGTAGTTCCATCACCATTAAATCTACAACCACTTGGAGTAGCAAAATAATTTGTTAAATAAGCGGTTCCACTGGGAGCAGCAGCCCACTGGGTTGATGATAAATCAAGTGTTAAGTAGAGTGAAATTGTTGATGAATCAAATCCTGTGCTTAGGTCATATTCTCTGACTGCATCCGTAGCATAATCAATAACTACCAACTTTGTTCCTGTGGGATTGAAATCAAAGTGTGCTGGATTGGTTGTTCCTAATGCTGTTCCTGAAACATAGGTTACTGTTGACGATAGATCAAATCCACTGCTTAAAGTCCATTCATGAATTTTGTCACTACCATTGCCAATAACAAACATTTGTGTTCCATCAGCATTAAATCCTACATCATAGGGATTGCTCTCATATGATGTAGTAGTGAAATTTGTTCCCTCAGTTATTGTTCCACTCGTAACATCATATGCATTTGACACACTATACTCAACAACTGCATCTGTACCATAGTTAACTACAAAAAATTTGGTTCCATCATTATTCCACCGGAAACTATATGGAGTTGTAAGACCATCTCCACCAA